GGACTAATAGCTAAAGTAGTATTAGCTGTTCCTCCTGTCATAATTGAAGTAACAGAATCATTAATAGTTCTTGCAGTTTTTACTGTAAAAGTTCTATTTTGACTAGAATATATATCTACATGAGTTAATTTATAATTTTCAGGAATAAAAGATGAAGCATATATAGAAGTCCTTGCTGCATAACTTGAAGGCTGAACACTACCTAAATCATCTCTAGAATACATTCTTATAGTACTACTTGAAGTCATTTTAAAATCATCAGCTTTTATATGTATAGCTGTAGTAGTTACTCCTTTATATAAATTAGGAGTAGAAGTTCCTGTAGTTATATTATTATTTATATCATAAGTAGCTAAAGCTAAAATACTTCCTTTTGCATAATTTACAGAAGGAGTATAACTATCAGTATCTAAAGCAGTATCAGAAATAGTAGAATCTCCATCTTTTGTTAAAATCATAACATTAGAAAAATCAGCTCTATAAAGCATTAATTTCTGATTATCAAATAATTTACACCTAGAATTATTAATAACATCAACCTTATTATAAGAAGTTCCAGCTACTAAATCAGCACTAGTTAACCCTATAGAATTAAATTTTACTACATTTAATAAACTATCAGAAGGCAAAGTTCTAAAATATGGATCAGTAAGATTATCATTAATAATTTTAAATTCTCCAAAAGTAGGATCATTAGGATAAGGAGGCAAAGGAGGACTAAAAGTAAACCTATCAGGTATTTTAATTGTATTAGGTAAATCTATATCAGCTAAAGTTACTGTTGTACTTTCACCTGAATTAGTTTTATAATAACTTCCTGAAAAAGTATCTGTTTCAGCTGTAAAAGTTCCATTTATTAAAGCATATCTACCTTCATTATTTCCATCAAAAGAAGAATTTAAAGAAGTTTTTATATCTAAACTATTAAAAGCTGAAAAATCATTTATTAATAAGTCTCCATCTATTATTCTTAATGGAAGAGTTTGAGGCTGAATATATTCCTTTAATAATAAGGAACACATATTATAAGCTGTACCTGTGCCATTTACTTGAATTGAAATAGGCTGCTCAAAAAAACTACCATTCCAAGCTAATAAAGAATAAATAGTAGAATCTTCTGTTCCTGTTGGTAACTCTCCAAAATCTAAAACTTCAAAATTTTCTAAAGAAGCAGAAGCAGAATATTCTACAGCTTGTTCATCTAATGCTTGTCCAGCAAATGTTAATTGAAAATAAGTAGGAGATCCTAAAAGAGAAGAATTAGAGAAATTACTTAAATTACTTCCTGTAAACCATCTAGAGACTAAATTATTTTTTGTTATTGTTAAAGGAGTAGGACTTACAGAAGGATTAGAAGTATCAGGATTATTATATACATTATTTGTAGCACTTACAAACTGAAGTTGAACATCTCCTCCAGCTGGAGCAGAAGGAAGAGGAAAAGTTTTATTTGCTCCAATATAGGACGCAGTACCATCAGAAGCAGTATAATAAGGATCAGAGCTAGTATTAGCTTCAAAAACATTGCAATACTCTTGACCTGTTTGAGATAAAAAAGTAGAAGTAGTCCATTGAGTTGTAGGTAAAACTATTATAGGATTAATAGGGATATTAAGAATAAAATTTGAATCTACTAAAGTCCATGATAAATCTTCATCTACAGTTCCTGTAAGATAATAACTTCCTAACTTTAATTTCATTGTTATAGATCCTCCTATATGAGTAACTACTAAAGCTCCTAAATCATAATCAAAAAATTCAGCATGAAATAAATTTATTCTTAATAATAAATTATCAGCAGCTGCTGTAGAAAAAGCTCCTATACTTGTTAAAGCAGATACATAAGGAGGAGCAGCATAAGTTGTATCTAAACCACTACTAGGGAAGTTACTATTTGCTACAGCATGATCAACACCATATTGAAAAGTTCCTTTAACAATACTTAAAGGTCTTTCAAATCTCCATTGCTGACCATTTAAAAAAGTTCTATGAATAAAAGTACCTAATTGAATAGAAACATTATCAAATGTATTAGTTCCACTTGTTTGAGTAGTTTTAATAGCAAAAATACCACCTAAAGCATCAGTTAATTCAAAATTAGCTTCCCCACTTTCTGTTAATAATGTAGTTAAAATTCCAGCACTTAAATTAGTATAAGCTATACTAACATTAGTATCATTAGAAGAAAAAGAAACTCTATATTGTCCTTGTGGTAATGTTCTATATACATAAGAATTACTTCCTGTAGCTGTAAATTGTTTAGCACTATCTTTAGTAGCACTATTTACTAGCCATATAGTATCAGTAATATCTACAGGCTCTTCTATCCATTTTTTATTCTTAAAACCTGAAGCTACAGTAGGAGTAACTGAATTATCTAATTGAACTTCTTTTAGTATAGAATAATCTTCTTCATATCCTGTTCCTGTTTGAGTTAAAAGCTCTGTATATTTAACTTTAGTAAAATCTATTGTTTCACTTACATAAGACTTATTTTGAATAATGTTAATTTTACCATCAGCCTGAAACATTTTTAAACCTAAACATCTTAAACAATCTTTAAAGGCTTTAGCTGGATAGTATTTATTTGATTCATTAGAAGAAGCTAAAAAAGCCTTTTGATCTACAGCTAAAAGAGCTAAAGAATTATTACTTGTTCCAAAACCTGAAATATTATCAGGCTTCCATCTATTATTAATTCTATATAAAAGCTCATTTTCTCCTAATGGAAAACAGTCTGCTAAATAATTATTAGTAATAAAACCAGCATTATCTGTATACATTTTAGCTGTATAATTAGATATCTTTGTTTTAGAATAATCAGCTATAGAAAGATAATCTTTTCTATTAATTGCATCACCTAAATAATCATTTGCAGTCAATTTTACAGAATAAGGAAAATAATCATTTTCTAAAGTATCAAATCCACCCTCTAAACCTCCCCACCAAAAGACAACAAAGTTTCTTTTAACTATTATAAACCATTCCTTAGAAGCATCTATTAAAATTTTATTTAAAATAGTTTCATCTACTACTCTATTATCATAAGTTACAATATAATTAAAACTAAGTTCTGAAGGCATTACTACATTCCTTCTGTCATCATTACCTTTATAAGAAAGTTTAAAACCTCCTTTTCCTGTAGTAAAAGTATTTCCTGTAAAATTATAATTATTTGACCATATTTCTAAATCATATCTATTTCCTAAATTGGAATAAAATGTATTTTCAGTTACTTTATAAGCCATTATCCTAATGTATTTCTATGTCTCATAGCTCTATCAAAAACTATAATTAAATCCTCTCCTGAAATTCTTACATCAGGTATTCCCATTGTTGCAGTCTGTGAAGCTGATTGAATATGAGAATTTCCTGAAGGAATAACGAGTTCTGCTCCATGTTCTCCTACTAAATAAGGTCTGCCTCCTGTCATTGAACCTCCTGTAGCCATACCTGTAACCCCTAATCCAGCCATCATTATACTTCCAAAACCAGCAGTAGGGACACCAAATGCAGCACTTATAGCCACTTTAGCAGCAGCAAATATAGCAGCCTTAGCTATCATTCTTCCTATATCTTCTAAAAACTGTTTAGCCATTGCAGAAAACTTAGCTCCAAAGCTCATTACAGCATTTTCAGAATCTTTTATTTTAAAAAATAAATTTACAAAACTATCAGAAAAAGTATTAGATAAATCTAAAATAAGATTAGTAGCATTTACTGTCTCAGACTTTAGAGGCTCATATACAGCATTCCAATCTATTCCAACCTGAGCAGCTTCTTCTATTCTACCTAAAGAATTAGCTAATTCATCAGATGAAGTAATAGTAGTATTTAATCCTTTATTAAAATCTTCTTCTGCTTTTGTAGTATTTTTTAAAGTTGTATCAATTTCTTCTAATTGAATATTTAAATCTTTTATTTTTTGAGTAGCCTCTTGAGCTCTCATCATAGACTCAAAAATTCCAGCTTCACCAGCTAAATCTGAAAGACTTTCTTCTGAATTTAATAAATCTTCATTTAGTTTTATTTGTTCTTTTATAGAAACTCTTTTAGCATTAAGTTCATCTCTAATTAAATCAAAATTATTTTTTCCTGTATTTTCTAATTCTGAATTTATTTCTTTTAATCTCTTTGTAATATCTTTTACAGGAGCTGTAGTTCCTTTTAAAGAGTTTGTAAATCTATTAGCTCTAACACTAGATATTAGAAATCCTGAAGCTAAAGAAGCTAAAGCTCCAGCTAAAGCTAAATAAGGATTAACTTTTATCCAACTAACTATTTTAGTTAATCCTCTTAATAATTTAGGAATAGCTTTTGTTACTCCACCAAATAAATCAATTACAGAATTTAAAGCTAAAGCTAATTTCCCTAAAGTTGAAATTAATATAGAAACACCAGCTACATAAAGAGCAGTCTTAACTTTTGCAGATATTTGTTCTGTATTTAATTTAGAAAGTCTATGAGTTACATTTTTTAATTTTTCTTCTAATGGCTTAAACATAGGAACTAAGACACCTCCAACAACCTCTGCAAAATCCATCATTTTATTTTTCAGAGCTTCAAAAGATCCTATACCAGCTTCTCTAATTGCTCTTCCTTGACCTTCAAACTGTTTAGCTACTACTTCTACAGCTGCTCCAGCCTTTAATTCTTCTGTAGTTAAAGTTTTTAACATTGGAATAGATTCTCCTAACTCCCCTGTCAAACCAGCAAAAGTCTTAGCTAAGTTTTTAACTCCAAATTCTAAAGTTTGTCCTGTTCCTGAAGCTAAGTCTATAGAAGCTGCTATAACTTTATTAATAGTATCTTCAGTCATTCCTAAAGAAGCTAAATAAGACTGTTGCTGAATTATTTCCTCATCTCCAAATAATGAAAGTTCCTGAAATTTACTAGCTTCCTGAGTTAATGACCTAAAAGCATCTTCATTACCTTTTAAAGCTGTTCTTAAACTAGCTTCAGCTTTAGCTTGTTTATCAAAAGCCTTAACAGCTACAGCTCCAAAAGTAACCATAGGAAGAGTAAGAGCAGTATTTAAAGTACTTCCTAATCTATCAGCAGCTCTACCAAATTTTCTAAGTTTAAATTGAGCTTTTTTTAATCCCTTTTCTAACCCCTGAATTTTAGCTCCTACTAATACATTTAACCTAGAATTCATCTAAAATTTTTTTAATCTGTTTTGTAAATCTTTTATTTGTTCAGGAGTAAGTTTTTTCTTTTTTTCTTTCTCCCATTCAAACTCTATCAGGTCTTTTTGCTTTAATCTATTTTTCTTTTCCATCTGTATATTTAGAAGAAGAGTAGTCTGCCATCTACATCTAATCCATTCAGACCTTTCTTTTATTTCCTGATTTTTATAATAACCTTTTAAAGCATTATCATACTGTCTGAATGTTAAATCATCTAAGGCTTCAGGAGTTAATTTTAGTACTCCTAATCCCTGTTGATCTATTGTATCAAAAGTAATAGGCTCAGAAGAATTATCCTCCTCTGAGCCTTGTTTTACTTTCCCTCAGCGAAAGGCATTGTATCAGAGAAAACTCCCATGATTTTTTCCAACCCTCCCTCTGTATCATCTATTAAATCACATACAGCATCAATATCTAAAGAAAATTTCTTTTTAGCTTTTCTATGTCCTTCTTTAAAGGCTATGAATATCATAGTCATTAAATCATCTAAAGTTAATTCCTCCATCATTTTACCATTACTAAATTTAGCTATAGGAATTTTAGCCTCAGATGAGAACTTTCTTAAAGTACCTATTCCAAAGTGAATAGGAAAATCTTTTTCATTTAAATTTACTGTAGTCATATTATAGTTTAATTAGTTGCTTCTGTTATTGCTCCTGTTAGTTCTAAAGTTATTGAGCATGAAGTATTATCTTCTGTAGGAGCTGAGGCTTCTAAAGATGTTATATAACAAGCAGCTGTATAGTACTTATCTCCTGTTTCTCCTGTATTAAACTTTACAAAAATTTGATCTCTATCTTTATAATGATCAAAAAGATTATCAAAACCATATACAGCACTCCCAGCAGAATCTCTTTCAGCATATAGAAAATTTCCTGATATACTTCCTGATCGAGTAGATTCAAGTAAATTTCTCCATCCTGAAGAATCTTTATTAGTAATATCTCTAGTTTCCATAGCTAGAGAAAGACTAGCATCTGTGCTGAAAGCTAATAGTGTATAAGTACCACCTACAGCATCAGCTATATAAATACCTATATCAGTTCCATTAATTACGTTATTAGTTGCCATTTTCTTTTTCTTTTAATTTTTTATTTTTAGTTTTTATTCTTTTTTTTATTTCTTCATAAGATGCTATTCCTTCATCTACTAATTTTTCAGCTGTTTGTAAACATACATTAGCAGAATCTCCTATTTCCATAGGTCTATACATCTTATCATATTTCTTTTTAAAATATATTTTCATTGTTTTACTCTTATTTTATATAATTGGTCTACTACAAATATACCACTTTGTCCTTCATGAACATTCTGAATAAAATTATCATCTTCATCAATAAAATAAATATTATCTACATTAACTGAAGAATTAACTCCTGAAAAATTATCTAAAGCAGATCTCACTAAATTAGATAATTCTTGACTTTGAGCATAACTATCATTTAAAACAGTTATAGAAACTTGAAAAACATCTACAGGAGAAGTCTGTCCTTTAACTAAAGTAGGTTCTGTATTATTTATTTCATATAATATAGAAGGAGTTACTGTTTCAGGATCAGTAAAAGCTGGATCTTGAAAAAGAATAGGTAAGACTCTAGGATTTCCTCCACCATTATTAGTAAAGAATGTCTGAACATCAGAATCATTAATAAGTATATTATTTATTACTTTACCTACTGCCATAATGTTTACCTACTGAATCAAATTTTTCAATTAATAACTTTTCCATAGTTCTTAAAGCTCTATCTTTCCCAGCTACTAAACCTCTTTGTACAGGCTTTTGAGCTGGATAATGAGTAGTACCTTGTTCTAAAAATCTTACATACCATCCATCAAATCTAGGATTCTTATTATTCCTTTTTGTCATTGGGCCAACAGTTACATCAGAATACTTTCTATTCAACCTAGACTGAAATACTTTTACTGATTTCTTTGCTGTCCCCACAGGCTGATAAGTAGTTACTATTCCCATTCCTTTAGGAGCTTTCTTTTTTCCAAATAATTTAGGAGTAGAATATCTACCTATTACTCCTAAAGGAGTTTTTCTTTTAGGTATTCTACTTTTTATCTCTTTTTGTATTATTTTTCCTCCTTCTTTAGCTACCTTAGTTCTAAACTGCTTATATTTTTGTTTAGTCATTACTCCAGCCACTTCCTTCATTAACTTTTCAAGATTAATTATCTGAGTCTGATCTACTTTTATAGACCATTGATCTGATGCAAAATTAGCTGTAGCCATTTTAATTAGTTCTTCCTTTACAATAAATTTCTACAAATTCTCTATTTCTAAAACCTATAGGCTTAACTTCTGTTATATAATAATAATCAAAAGAAGTTCCTGAAGTATTAGGGCTGTAAATTTTAAATCTAAAAGAATCATTTGTTCCAAATAATAAATTCTGAGCATCTATCCAATTTAATATTAATTTTACTTTAGATATTTTTTGCTCTACATTATTTTTAACTTCAGAACTTCCTGACAAATATTCTACTTTAGCCCATAACGTTAAAAGAGATGACCATGTATTAGTACTTTCTCCATAAGAATTAGCAGCACTTTTAGCTCCTTTTTCTAAATAAACTTCATCAGTTAATAAACCAGCCTGTAATTTTTCCTCTGACATTATAAAACATTTATTCTATAAGGATTAAGTAAATATTCAGATAGAGTAGGCATTTTATAAACCATATCAGTTCTATTAAGATATAAAGTCCCTATAATAATTAATATAGCTTGTTTTATAGTTTCAGGAACATCAGAAGCAGATGCTGCTCCAGCTTCAAACCTAATCTGAACTGCATCCATTCGAGGATAAGTATCAGGATAAGTATAATTATCTGCTGGAAGAATTGTAGCTACTAAAGGACTCTGATCTGAAGAATCATCTTTTCCTAAATTTTTAATATAATTTGAACTGCTTACAGTTTGTAAAGTATTTGAAGAATCATAATATTTAACATGAGTAATTCCTGATACAGGAGTTCTATTAATATTTATTCTGTTTAAAAAATATGGTAAATGTAAATCTACAGTCTGAGTCATTATAAGCTGAGAAGTATAATTTTGTACCATCTCAGTAGCTACATCTATAAGATTTGTTAAATAAGCATCATCAGAAGCAGAAGTAATTTTTAAATGACTTTTTACATCTGTAACTTCTACAGCTGTTCCTGTAGGAGCTGTAGTCATGATATATCTCCCTAACTGAGGAGAAGTTTGAGAACTCATTGGAACTCCTGTTGCATAAGATACATAATTATAAGCCATAGAAAAAAATAATAAAAGAGAAGGAGTCTCCCCCCTCTCTTAATTTATTAACCAAATTTATGAAGTAATTTTATTAGCTATAGTAGCTGGAGTAGTTGCTACTCCATCAAACATAGAATTTGCTACAATTCTTCCAAGCCCAGCACCACTCAAAGAGTAAGGATCAAATAGCAAATCTAAAGATCCAAAAACTCCGATATGGAATCGACTGAAGTCAGCAAATAAAATTTGATCATTAGCAGCAGTTCCTCCATTTCCTACATTAGAAGAAACATAATAATTATATCCATTACAAGTCTTAGCAATAGGATCTACAATAGCAGAAACTGAAGCTACAGCAGCTAAACCTTTAGCAGTTGCTAAAGCAGCAGCATTAAATAAAAAGCCCATTCTTGAAATAGCTGGATTAACACCAGCGCCAATTAAATTACCTTCCATAGTGTAAGCTATTGTATTAGTTAATGCGTCTCCTGTTATATCAGTAGCTAAAGCAAAGATAGAAGCTGGTGCTCCTGATCCCTGATCAGCATTAGCTAATAAAGCAGACTCTAAAGAAGCTATTTGTGAAGCTGCCATATTTCTTCTAAATGCTGCTTCTGCTCCTGTATTTTGAGTAAGTAATTCAGAAGTCATATTAACAACAGAAATTAATTTTTTAGGATCTAAACTAACAGAAGTTAAATCTCCTTTAGCTTCTACTTCAGTTACGTCTGAAGTTGATTCTGCTTTCCATACTGAACGCACATTTTGAACAATAGGCATTTTTCTATCAGCTGTAATTCCTGTATAAATATTTGCTCCAGCTTCTCGTAAAACTGAATTAGCAAATAATTGATCTGTATAAGAACCTATTTCTACAGGAGGAACTGCTACTGCATTAGCATCTGCTCTCTGTTGTAATACTGACATAGGAATAGCTACACCTCTTAACAATCTATTAGGCTCTTGTAATCTACTTTCCTGATCCATTTCTTTTACAAGTCCTTCCATGCGACCTGTGTAGGCAGCTTTCACAGCATCAGTAAACCGATACTCAGAAACTTCTTTAGAAACTTTAGGAGTTAAATCTACTCCTGAAGTAGCAGCCATAGAAGCATTTAAAGACTCTAATTTTTCTGCTCTCTCAATGTTTGTATTGATAGAGTCAATTTTTGCAGAAAGTGAATCAAATTCTACTGTCTCATCTGCTGTTAGCTCTCGAGTTTCACTCTCTGCTAACTTTACCATAGTTGAGAGTTTTTCCATTTCTGAAGCTCTCTCTTCTTTTAGTTTTACGCTGTTCATTTTGTTTTCTTTTTTAATAATATATATTTTAATTTACGATAATAACTCTGAGGAGTTTTCTTATCCTCATTTTTCTCCTCATTTTTTTCTGTAGTAAAGGATTCTACTTTTTCTAATGACCTAGCTGAAACTGTTGCTGATGCGTAAGCTGGATTAGTTACAGCAGATACATCATATAAAACATCTATTTCATCTATAGTTCTAATAAGTTTACCATCTCTTTTCTCCCATGTATCTCCTCCATCAGCTATAGTAAAAGCAAATGAGGAAGAAGTTATATCTCCTCTCTTAATACTTTCATATAAATCTCTAGCATAAGACTGATTTCCTAAAGAGATAGTATATTTAAGCCCTCTCTCATCTATTGTGAGCTGTAAGTTTTTAGGACTTCTAGCTAATGGATAATTATTATCATGATTGATTAAAGCTACTGTTTGAGTCATATCTGCATTGCGAAAAGCATCAGGACTAATATACTCATAGAATCCTCCTAAATTTTTTGACTCACTATTAAAAACAGAGCCATAACCTTCAATGATAAAAGATCCATCCTCAGCCTCTCTCACTTCAAATTCTGAGGAGCTTATATTTCTTCTCTCTATATTATTTTTCATCTGTTTGTTCTTTATTGGCATCAGCCATATTTAAAGGAACTAAATAATCTGATAGTCCTTCCTCTTTATTCAAATTCTCTAATTCTCTGACTTCATTTCTACTAAGCCATCCATTCTGTATAGCTACAGCATAACTATTATATCTACTTTCAATATCTCCTCTGAGAATACCTGAAGCATTAAACTCAAAGAAAAGAGAATCTTTTTCATCTTCTCTAAGTAGTTTTTTGTTTAGTTCTTGTTCCCAATTTATTAAATAGGGAAGTAAGCAATTTCTGTAAAACATTATAGACTGTTCTTCTACATTTGCTCTAGAAGAAGAATCTCTCATGATTCCAATCTGAGAAGGAGGAACTGCAAAAATAGAAGCTATCTCTTCTCTAGTAAACTCCATTTGTTTTAATAAGTCTGAATCTGCTGGAGTTAAATTTAATCTATGATATTCCATCCCATTAGGAAGAACTGCTGTAGTATGTGAGTTTCCTGTTCCTGAATACTTTTGATTCCAGCTATATCTTAACTGCTCAATAGTTTCAGGCTTTAAAGGAGAAGGACTTTTTAAATATCCTGATATATTACCACCATTACTAAAATAGTTATTAGCAAATTCTCTAGACTTAACTCCTAATCCTAAAGTTTCAGCATACATAGAAATAGGACTGTAACCATAGCACCCATCAAATGAAAGCCCTGATATATGTAATACATCAAAACTATTCAAAGGCTGATCAACATCCTGAACATCATAAAAGATAGAATCTTCATATTTAATTACTCTAACATTTTCTGAAATTAAAGGAATTAATTCTATAGGAGTTCCTTTATTATCTCTTACAATTACAGAATAACAGTTTCCCTCTAATAATAAATTTATCATTTGCTGAATCCTCCAAGTATAAGAAGTATTAATCTTATTAGGAGCATCATGAACTAACTTATATAATATATGATTTTTCTCTATAGTTTTATCAGATCCTTCTCTTCTGTATAAATTTAAAGGTAATGATGCTACTGCTGTACTTATTGCTCTAACACAAGCTGTAACAGCTGCCAAACTCATAGCCTGTTCTTTAGAACTGACTGAAGCACTATTAAGATTAGAAAAAAATGAAGTTTGAGCAAAATTTCTATCTTCTTTAGAAGGAGAAAAAATTCTTTTGATATTATCTAATAACCCCAAATCAGATTAAATATAGTTATACAATTAGGCAATATAATAAGTATAGTCTAAATAACATTGCAATTATTTTAAAAGTTTTTAACTAATATAGTAGGAAATATAAAATAAGTTTATATCTTTACATTATTATTAACAAATAAAGGAACAAAAATTATGACAAACTATAAATCAATTTTACATAAAATAAAAAATACAGAAAAAGGAATTATTTATAATAATTATGCTAATGAAATATATTATTTAAAAAGAGAAAATTTAGGCTATAAATTTAAATCTAATGATTTAATAAAAATTTATTATACAGATGAATCTTTAGCTAAAGCAATAAACAAAACTACAAAAATAGGAGCTTAATGCTCCTTTAATCTTTAAAATTAGAAACTATGGATAAGAATAAAAATATCAAAAGTTTAACACTTGATGAAAAGAATGAATTTATTAATGAACTTATAGATGCTGATTATATTGAGTCTTGGAAAGATTTGTACGAAGAAATTTCTTCGTGTGGTTTAACTGATTCTGATGCGATAAGTATTATAAAAATGATTATCCTTTCTGATTCTGCTCAATCAATGTTTAAATCTAAATTTAAGTTATTTAAAAGGTTTTCTAATTTTAAAAACATATAAATTAGAAACTATGGAT